GGGGGTGTTGGGGGGGGGGGGGTGGCCCGGAACTTGGGGGGAGGGGCAGGAAGCGAAGCGTAGCGGAGCTTCCTACAGGGCCGAAGGCCCGCATCCAGCAAGGGCAAGAGCTGTCTTCAGTGAGGAAGAAGCAAGGACGAAGAAGGCTGCCTGACGATGACGTCAGCTTCAGAGCTCTTCTAAGCCATTCTGAGAGCCTAAAACAGCCAAACCCATACGGGAGTACCACTGAGGCTATTTCGTCGCTTCTAGGGGCCTTACAGCAAGCCTGAGAGCATGATCTGGACAAGCCGCAAGGACCTAGGAGGTGAGGAGGGGCCACGAAGTGGCCCCGACGAACCTCCTCCCAAGCAGCACCAACAGGCCCAGAACGACCACCAGCAAGCTGATGGAACTCTCTTAGCAAGGACAGAGAAGGAAGCTCTATGCCCAAGGCCGACCGTCACGCACAGAGCTTCCTCGGGTAGAGGCTTGGGAGGAGAGAGATCCATGGACGACCAGACAGGCAGAGAGCCTGCTTGAGAGTCGGCCTTCCTTCGTCCTTGCTATTGAGACGGCCTGGAGTGTGGACGCTCGCTGTGCCGTTCTTGTCGGGTGACCTCCGCATGTCCACCTAGAGAGCTAGGAGGTTGAGAGAGCTGAAGAGAGATGGAGGGTTGGTTGAGTCTTGGATTGTTGGTTGAAGGTTTGAAGATTTTTTCTCTCTGTGAGGCGTGAGTGCCGTCGGCGGTGGTGTGCGTCTTGAGAGGGGCTGGGGAGAGAGTTATTCGAGTGAGGTTCTTGAGTGGAAGAGGCTCTTATTAGGCTCGATCAGTTTGCGTTAGAGGGGGGGGTGGCTTGCGCTGGAGGGGGAGGCGGTTTGCGCTCGGTGTTGCGCAGGATGCTCTGCCGTGCTATTGTTGCTTCATGAGCACATCAAAAGGGGGGCGGCCTGCGGGTTCGCAGGTGATGCCCACAGACAACGATTGGCGAGTCCTGCAGGTGATCCTCTGTCGCATCCTTGCCGACCTCCGTGAGGCGGCCGTTGACCCGCTCGACATTCCCGATGAGTGGGAGGTGTCCTGCACTCTGGGGCTCTCTGACATCGGCAATGCGACCGGCACACACTCCCTGGTCGTGCGCAACCACGTGCGACGCCTGGAGGTGCGTGGGATCTTGCGGAGAGAGCGGAAGCCTGGCGCCACTCCGACGACGTTCTTCATGCCTTGGCGGATGGTGCGCACCCTCGCGTACGTCCTGGACAGTATCGTTGGCCTTAATGCTCCCTGGCCCCCTCGGGGGCACTTCTCCTGCTGAAGAAAACGAAAGCGGCCCGCACCTTGATGAAAGCCGGTGCGGGCCGCGGAAAGGAAACCGTGGCTACTACGGTAGACGATGATTCTGATCTTGTCAACGACGATCGTGCAGTGCTGGCTGCGCCGTTCACCTGCATCCCTCTGTGGGTTCTGGAGGCTGACATTAGTTCGGCGGCCAAGCTTCTCTACGCGGGCCTCAACTCTTTCGTGGCAGGCAAGGGCGGCTCGTGCACTGTCAAGCGGCGCACGCTTTCTGCTCGCATAGGCTTGAGTGTCGCCACTATCGGCCGTGCCCTCAAGGACCTTGTGCGCATCGGTGCCCTGGTTATCAAGGAGAGGCAGGGCGCCGATGGGGGGCGGCTGGCGAACGAGTACATTCTTTTGTTTGATTCTCCTGCTGTCCGTGAGGAAGTTGAGCGTGCCGCGGGGCGCGTTCCGGAGTCTCTTGTGCTTGGCGATCCTGCGGAGCCCACTACTCCTGCTATAGATTCTCTCGACAGTGCTTCCTCGGCACCCTTGTTCGTTCTGAACATGGTGGCGGAGAAGAAGCTGACGCCCACGAATCTGTTTGTGTACTTAGCGGCCCGCGGCCTCTCGGACAGCGGCTACTGTGCGGAGGGGTTTGCTGAGGAGATCGCGAAGCAGACGGGCATGGAGAAGCGCGGCGTGTACCGTCACCTGAAGGCACTCCGGGAGGCCGGGGCCGTGGAGGTGCGCACCGACTGTGACAAGTATGGTTATGCGCTGTCTGTGTACGTGTTCCCTGATGCTGCGGACGGGCGGGATGCGCCGGGTAAGGAGCGTCCCGAGAATGCTGGTGGCCGCCCTAAGGGTGGGGAGTTGTCTGGCGTGGCGGCGGTAAATGCTCACAAGTCGCGTGAGACGCCGGATGGGCCTGCCTCGTCTGCTGAGCCCTCTCAGCCTGCTGCGGAGGCCCCTCCTGAGCCTCCGCAGAAGCCCCACAGGGCGCCTAAGGGGGCTGCCGTGAGTAATCCTCTGTTCGTGGAGTTCAAGGACGTCTACGGGCGTGTGAAGCCCGCTGAGGGTGCCGCTGTGGAGAAGGCTTGGCTCCGCGTGGTCCAGGACCGTGACCCCAGGGAGATGCGGGCTAAGGCGGAGAGGCTGCTTGAGAAGACCCGCGACTATGTTGAGGTGCGGATGCGGGAGAAGGACCCGGTTGCGCGCGTGAAGTTTACGAAGTCGCCGGTGAATTTCCTGTCCGATGGCTTCTGGGAGGCCGTCCCGCCGGCGCCTGCACAGCCTGAGGTCGGTAAGGTGTACTTCGATGAGGGGCCGCGTGTGCCTTTGTCGGAGCGGGATGTGTATCCGTCTTGGAAGGCTGCCGCTGAGGGCGACGAGGGGGCTATCAAGGCGGCGAAGCGGCGCATGCGCTCTGGCGTTACTGTTCCTGATGCTGCGGTCGTGCAGTACCCGGCCCTGATCGATATTTTCGGCCTCGAGTGCGATAAGTATGCGCCTGAGGAGGTGCAGGCCGTGTTCCGTAGCCTGGGGAAGCCCGTCCCGGGGGAGGAGCCGGCTACGGAATCCGACGACGAGGCCGCTGATGGTGGTGGATCCCTGTTCGCTGACCTGGGGGCGTCTATGAGGGCCGATATGGGGCCCGCCGGGCTGGAGGCTGATCCCGCTGATGGGATGTCTACCTATGATGCGGGCCGGTTTTTGACCTGACAATGAGAATGCCCCGCCCACCAGCAAGCGGAGGACGGGGCGATACCCGACTGAAAGGAATCAGCATGAATGATAACACGAGCGGCCTGGAGCTGTTCCAGTACGACGGCCAACAGGTCAGGACCGGTGACCCTCAGTAGTACTGAGTCTCACCATGCTCGCAGCCTATGATATGCGTCACCGCGGCGAGGGTGGGGTAGAAGGACAAGAAGAACTATTCTGACCCCACCGGACTGAATGAGAGGAGGTGTAGCACATGTCTGTTCCTGCTAGCGGGCGCTTGTTGCCTGGCTTCCCGCGCCCATGGCGCTGGTTCTGGAAGTGACCACCAGCCAGGGGGTAGCACCGCCCCCTGGCCCTCAACCGACACCCCACAAATGAGAGGAATAATCCCAATGGAAACCACCAACACCACCACCGACCTGACTACTCTCACGTACGCCGATGGCATCGAGCTGCGCGCGGCCCGTGACGGCGACGAGGTGATCGTTTGCCTCGCCGACCTCGCCCGCGGCCTCGGTATCCAGAACGCGAGCCAGCTCGGCGGCCGCCTTCCGAAGGGTGTATGCCGGACATATACCCTTCAGACCGCTGGCGGCCCCCAGAAGATGACGTTCGTGACCGAGGCCGGCATGAACATGGTGATCTGGCGGTCGGACAAGCCCGCGGCCGTCGCCTACGCCCAGTGGTGCGCAGAGCGCATCGCCGAGCTGCGCCGCCACGGCATGACAGCCACGAATGACGCACTGGAAGCGATGCTGTCGGACCCGGACTCGATGATCCGTGTACTGACGGCCTTGAAGGAGGAGAGGGCGGCTAAGGCGGCCCTGGAAGCACAGGCCGCCCAGGATGCCCCCTACACGCTGTTCGGCCGCGCGGCCAGCCGGCACGACACTGACCTTCTAGTGAAGGACGTCGCCGCCCTCATCACCCAGGCCGGCACTCCCATCGGGTCTGGCGCCCGGTTCCGGTGGCTTCGGAAGCATGGCTGGCTCTGCAAGCGCCTGGGCCGCATGTGGAATCACCCGACCCAGTGGGCGATCGACAAGGGCTACATTCGGGCCCGCATCCACTTCGTTTCCACAGCCTCCGGCGACATGGAGCGAGTCACTCCACAGGTGACCGTAGCCGGACAGCAGGCCCTCATTGAGGGATGGGCCACGGGAGAGTTCTTCGACGACCTGACGGGAGCAGACAAGTGACGACAGTGGATAACGTGGAGAAGGCCCTCCTGGGCATGCGTCTCCTCAACCTGGACTCAATTGATGACGTCCTCAAGGAGCGCGTGAACGTCGGCATGTTCGCCGACCTCAGGCACATCGCCCTGTGGAGCCTGTGCAATGTGCTTGAGAAGGAGCTGGGCCGCCTGGACGCCACCGTCCTGGCCGCTAACCTGGACCGTCTGGCCCCAGAGGATAGGGCGACGATCGACGAGGACTACGTGCTCGATCTGATCCATTGGGCTCCCGCCGCCGCTGATGTGGTTGTTGACACCTACGTCCAGGCTTTGGAGGATTCCTACACAAAGCGGATGATGGAGGCAACCCACGCCCGCGTAGGCCAGCTCCTCGGCGCTAACGAGTCCCCGGAGAACATCCTCCACGAGGTTCGTTCTCTCTGGAGCAACATTGGGGAGGTCTACCGTCGCGCAGGCACCCAGGGTGATGCGCTTCTTGGGGCGTTCACGTCCTGGCTGGACGGTGAGGACGGCTTCTTCGCCACCCCCTGGGAGCAGATCAACCGCCTGATCGATGGGTGGCGTCCCGGAGGCCTCTACGTGGCTGGCGCCCGCCCCGGTGGCTTCAAGTCCGCTATCGCCCTCCAGGCCGCCCTAGGGGTGGCTTTGGAGAAGCCGGTAGCGATCTCCTCGCTGGAGATGAGCTGCCAGGAAGTCATGTCGAGGCTCGTGTCCGTGCGCTTGCGGGCCCCGTACCGGCATGTCATCGCCGGCGGCCTCACCCAGGCGCAGCGTGACGACGCCGTGAGGGCTGCTACCGAGATCGCGGAGCTCCCGATCAGTGTGGATGATCGTTCCGGTGTGACTATCGACGATGTTCGTGCTCACGCCCGCGCTGTCAAGCACCAGCACGGCGACCTGGGCATGATTGTCGTGGACTACCTGCAGCTCATGTCCTCTCCCCGTGGAGACCGGCGCCCCCGCCACGAGATTGTGGCTGATTTCAGCCGTCAGTTGAAGATCATGGCTGGGGATCTGGAGTGCCCTGTCCTGGCCCTGTCTCAGCTGAATAGGATGGCCGCGGAGGGTTCCGGCCCGTCCATGGCGCATCTGCGCGAGTCGGGGGCCCTGGAGCAGGATGCGAACGTCATCATGCTCCTGTCCTGCCCTGAAGGCCCTGATGGGCAGCCCAACAAGGAGGTCCTTGACGTTAAGGTTGCGAAGAACCGGCAGGGGCCCACCGGTGGGGTCCGTCTCAACCGGGCCCGCGACAGTATGGCCTTCGAGGACTGAACCCCTCACCTCATCGTCGCGATGGGCATAGAACGGGGCCGCAACCAACGAGAGGAAGAATTGGTTGCGGCCCCGGAGCATCGCTCTTGGAAGGAACTATAGACACATGTGGAGCAGACAGTCAAGACGACGCGACGAGCTCCCTAAGGACTGGAAGAAGATCAGGGAGGCCGTCATCCGCCGCGACGCCGGCTGCTGCACGTTCTGTGGTGCCCCCGGCAACCATGTAGACCATATCGACCCGCAGGGGCCGCATGAGCTCTGGAATCTGCGCCTCTTGTGTCAGCTGCACCATATGCAGCGGACGGCAGGGCAGGCGCACGCCGCCCGCCGAGCTAACGGGTGGGCAAAGCAGCGCCGACAGCACAGGCCACCCGGTAAACACCCGGGTATACTATGAGAAATCGTTCCAATGAGGAGGAGTACCTATGGGCACCCGCGGACCAATCCCCAAACGTTCTGACCAGGGCCACCGCATCACCAAAGCCAGGAAGGCGCATGCCGGAGTGAAGCGCGTCGTCGTCAAAGACGGCATCGTCAAGCCTCCGGCGGCTGACCCTGAATGGCATCCGATCGCGCGGGGCCTCTACCAGTCCGTCAAGGATTCCAAGTACACGATCTACTACGAGCCGTCAGACTGGATTCTTCTCTACGACGCCTGCGACGAGATCAGCGCCTACAAGTACAGTGCTAACCGGTCTGCCATGATGCGTGGTGCCCTGAATCAGATGCTTTCCACGCTGCTGCTCACTGAGGGTGACCGGCGCCGTGCCGCTATCGAGATCGAGCGCGACACGACCGCTGAGCCTGAGAAGTCTGCGGGGATCGTGGCGATGGAGGACTTCTTGGCGAAGCGCGCCAAGACCAGCTAACGGGGGACGGTAGCAGTAATGGAGCACGTTGCTATCGATCCCATGTGGGATGCGCCGCCGCGTGAGCGGCTGATCACCATGCCCCGGGAACTCCCGGAGAAGACCCTTGGGCTGGCTGCTGCTGCCTGGATGATCGACAACCTGAAGCAGCCCAACGGGGCTAGGGCCGGGGAGGCTTTCACGCCTACGCCGCAGCAGATCGAGTTCCTGATGCACTTGTATGCCCTGAACCCGGACGGGTCATGGGTCTACAACTGGGCCGTGAGGCGCCTGGGGAAGGGTTCAGGGAAAGCTGTAACCCACGTCACACCCGTCTTAACTACAAAGGGGTGGAGCACTCACGGACAGCTGAAGGTCGGCGACCGGATATATTCTGCGTCCGGCAAGCCCACCACGGTCATCAAGCTTCACGAGGAGCGAGACGACTACGACCTGTGGGACGTCCATTTCTCCGACGGCGTCACTGAAACCTTCTCGGGCGGGCACTTGTTCGTCGTTGACGAGTTTGTGGGCAAGTCGAAGCGGCGGCGCGTCACTAAGAGTGTCGTGGACATGCTGGACAGCGGCCTCATGTCCAAGCGGCCTCTCTCGCCGTCCTCGAAGTGCACTCGCCCAGACGTCACCAAGTATGCACTGCCCCCTCAGCCTGTCTTGGAAATGCCGGAGCGCGACCTGCCCATGGACCCGTACGTGCTGGGCTACTGGCTCGGTGATGGATCGTCCCGTTGTAGTAACATCGCTTGCTGGGACGAGGATGAGGAGCACGTGTCCGCGGCTCTCCAGGCGGCTGGCTACCTCACTAGCGTGACAGTGGCTCATGGTCGCACTCTCTACATCTGGTTCGGCCGCGAGCGGCGCCATGGGAGGCTCTACGGCGGGTCGGCCGACCTGGGTTCAGCCCACGTCCTGGGCCGTAAGCACATCCCGGACGAGTACCTGTACGCGTCCGCGGAGCAGCGGCTTGCCCTCGCGCAGGGACTCCTGGACTCGGATGGGTACGTGGCCAAGAACGGGTCAGCTGAGTGGTGCACCGTCCACAAGGAGATGGCCTACCAGTTCGCCCAGCTGCTTCGTACGCTCGGTGTTCGCGTGAATGTGAAGGAGTCGGATGCGAAGCTCTACGGGCGCGTCGCAGGCAAGCGGTACCGGCTTGCCTTCAAGCCATGCCGGCACCAGAATCTCTTCACCCTCCCTCGCAAGGCCGAGCGCGTCAAGGAGAAGAAGCGGAAGCCGATCACGATCCGCAGCATCACCCGCGCCCCCGACCAGCTAGGGCGCTGTATCAGTGTGGACGGCGACGGCACCTACCTCGTAGGCGCAACCCTCAAGCCGACCCACAACAGCCCGTTCGCCGCCGCTTTGTCTATGTTTGAGATGCTTGGTCCTTGCCGGTTCGACCGGTGGGATGACGCGTCCCCGTTCGGCGTGGAGGGTAAGACGATGCCGATGGCCTGGATCCAGGTCGTGGCGACGTCCGAGCAGCAGACTAAGAACACAATGCGCATGGTGAGAGCCTTCGCCGCCAAAGGATCCCAGCTATCCAAGCGGTACGGCCTCACGGTCGGCAAAACATTCCTAGATTCTGCGTCTGGTGATCAGCTTGAGCAGAAGGCGTCCTCGTCGCGCAGTATCGAGGGTGGGGAGACCTCGTTCACGGTCTGTGACGAGCTGGAGCACTGGGTCCCGTCTAACGGCGGCCCGGAGCTGATGAACACGATCGAGCAGAACGCCGCCAAGACCGGAGCCCGGACACTGCACACCTGTAACGCCTGGGTGCCCGGCGAATCCAGTGCCGCTGAATCGACGTTCGAGGACTGGGTCCTCCAGGAAGAGGGCCGATCGCGGAACACGAAGAAGATTCTCTACGATGCCCGCATAGCGCCTCCGAACGCAGCCCTAGTGGATGACCCCCCAGAGCATCAGATACCTCTCCAGCAGGCCCTTGAGTTCGTCTACGAGGGGTGTCCGTGGGTTGATCTGGAGGCGACGAAGGCGCTCATCTGGTCCCCCAGGTACACGGAGTCCCGCTCCTACAGGTTCTTCCTCAACCGACCCTCGGCCGCCGACAACGCATGGGTACCCCTGGAAGAGTGGACCCTCCTACGCGACACGGGCCGCGTCGTGCAGAAGAACGATGGTGACGAGCCTGGCGAGGAGATCGTCATGTTCTTCGACGGCTCCCGCTCCAACGACCACACAGCCCTTGTCGGCTGCTGCATGTCAGATGGGCACATCTTCAAGCTCGGACACTGGGGGCCAGACAAGTCGTCCGGCACCATCAATGTCCACAAGGTAGATTCCGCGATCCGCCGCGTATTCGACGAGTACAACGTGGTGGCGTTCTGGGCCGACGTGCGCGAATGGGAATCTTTCACCCGTACGACATGGCCCGACGAGTACGGTGACCGGTTGATCCTGCCGGCGGTGCGGGGGCAGGGCATGTCAGCATCCCTAGTGGCCTGGGATATGAGGTCTCACGCCTACCAGTTCGCTGAGGCGGCGGAGACGGCGTACGACGAGATCCAGCAGAAAGCGTTCACTCATGATGGGTCTGCGGACCTTGGTGAGCACGTGTCTAACTGCAGGGTGAATGAGTACAAGGGGCGGTTCTCGGTGAAGAAGGAATCCCCGAAGTCGCCGAAGAAGATTGATCTAGCGGTTTGCATGATCGGTGCTAGAATGCTTTATAGGGCAGTCTTATCGTCTAAAGAGTGGGCCGAACGCAATAAGCCGGTCGGGCAGTGGAGGTCGTACCTGTGAGCTTCGAGAAAATGATCCGGGCTTTCGAGTCCGGCGGGCTCCGCCCCCGCGGCGGCTACGACGCCTACTATGAGGGCCGCTCCCGAGTCTCCGCACTCGGTGTTTCCCTCCCCCCCAAGGCCCGCCTGCTGGAGGTGCAGGCCCCCTGGGCGAAGATGAGCACCGACATCCTCACAGAGGTACTCATCCCCGCCGGCTTCATCACCGGCGAGGAGGCGGACCAGGAGTGTGTTGACTGGATCGAAGAGGTCTGGCAGCACAATGACATGGATTCCCAGTTCAACCTTGCTGCCAGTGAGGCTATCAGCGTTGGTGCCGCATACTGGGTCCTCTCCCCGCCCGACGATGAGTCAGAGTACCCGTACGTGCGCGTCCTAGACGCACAGCACGCCCGCGTACGCCAAGACTGGCAGGGCAACACGGTTGAGGGGATCGCCGTCTACAGGCTCGACTCCGAGACCGTGGGCGCCACCTACTACACGCCCGACGGCGTCACATTCTACGCGAAGTCCGACCAGGCCAGTCAGTGGCTTGTCGGACAAGGCCGCCTTGACTCATGGGGGCCATCGATCGTCCCAATGTTCAACCGGGCACGCCTGAAAGACAAATACGGGCGCAGCGACATCGCCGAGCTGGCGCCCATTATCGATGCCGCCTCCAGGACGCTCACAAACCTCCAGGTCGCCCAAGAGGTCTCCGCATGGCCTCTGCGCATGCTGATCGGTGACGCTTCCGCTGACATCCTGGACTCGCAGCCCGACCTCATGCAGTCCTACATCGGCAACCTCTTCGCCGCCCCTGCCGGATCAGACCTGAAACAGCTGACCGGCGCCGATCTGACTCCGATTCAGACTGTCTACAAGAGCTATGCCCTGCAGGTCAGTGCCATGACCGGCATCCCGCCGTCAATGATGGGTGTTTCTACTGACAGTAACCCAACCAGCGCGGAGGCTCTCCGCGTGGCCAAGGACAGGCTGATCGCTAGGGCCGAGAACAAGCAACGCATGTTCGCTGACACGCTTGAGCAGGTCGCCCGCACGATCTGCGCCATGTCCGGCAAAGACCTCGAGTCCCCGACCAGCCTGGAAGTGCAATGGCGTGACGCGGCCTCCCCGTCTGCGTCCGGCATGATGTCCGCGGCCCTGCAGGCCCAGTCCCAGGGGGTCCTGTCTGATCAGACGACGCGGGACTTCATGTATCTGACTCCGCAGCAGCGCGCCCGCGAGGACGCCCGCTCCCAGGAAGTAGACGCCATGGCCGGCGCCGGCATCGCTGACATGCCCGAGCCGGAAGAGCCCACAGACGAGACCGACGAGGGCGCCGACAACAAGCAGGATGTTGGCGAGGGTGAGAAGAGGCGGCGGTGACGGAGCGCTTCTTCCGATTCCTCATGGACCTGATCGTCCGCCGCTACCGGCGGCGGCTCAGCCTGGTGACGTCAACACTACCGGCCTCCCCGGTTGAGCCGGCCGGCTACGTGGACACTATCTACGATGTCACCAACGAGGCCCGCAACCAGGCGTGGGCGGCCGCCTCCTTGTTCATGAGGGGGCAGGCGCGCCGGCGCGGGTTCGATGAGGCCTGGGTGCCGGCACCACCACCGTACAGGCCCGAGGCCGTCAGGCGGGCCATCAGGGAGACACCCGGAGGCCTGTCCAAGGCTGGCGCTAAGCAGCTCGAGAGGGCTCTTGTGCACCACGTGGAGGGCTCTGCGAGGCAGACCGTGGCGCTGGCTGCCCGCTCTGCTCCCCCGGACCCTGATGGGGCTGTGGAGCACGCTGAGAACGTGGAGAAACAGCTCCAGGACTTCCCCGAGGACATCCGCAAGCAGGCCGTCAGAGCCGCCAAGGAAGAGGCCGCCCGCCAAGAGCGCGAACAGGCCCGCAAGACCCAGCAGGCCGAACACCCGTACCGGGCGATGAAAGGCCGGAAACCCAAGAAGCAAGCAGGCTCCCTAGATGACGAGGATTGGGAGACCCCGGAGCAGCGCAAGGCCCGGCGCCGACGCATGCTAGACGACGAGCTCGACCAGATCGCCGACAGGATCGATAAGGCGATCGGCGAGGTCGATAAAGAGCCAGCCATGAAGGCGGCCATCCAGAAGCACGCCCCGATCGCAGTCGAAGACCCTCCTTCCGAGCACAAGCTTGACAAGGAGAGTCGCCGCATCGGTAGGGCATTCGCGTGGGCTCGCGTCGTCCACCCAAGCAAGAACGGCCCGTGTGGCTTCTGCGCGATGCTCGCAGCCCGCGGCCCCGTGTACAAGAGCCAAGGTACCGCCGGCTTCGCTTTCCATTACGGGGACCGGTGCACTGTGGTGCCTGTGTTTACGTCGCGTGCGTGGCCGGGTAAAGCGGACGCCGCCCGATATGCTAAGACCTATAAGAGCGTGGTAACCGATAAGGACCTACATGGGGCGGAGGCCAGGTCTGCAATGGACCGGGCACTCCGTGGCAAACGCTCAGACGAGAAATCGGCAGCCAGAAAGGAGCGCGAACATGGCTGACACAACCGAGGCGACCACAGAGGCGCCAGAGAACGATTCCATCCTCGTAGGAGGAGACGATGCTGAAGCAGCTGCATCCATGGAGAAGACAGAAGAGCAGGCTCCGCAGGAAGCTGACCCGGCGCCTACTCCCGCAGCCGATAAGGCGCCGTCCGAGACCCCTGATAGCGGCCCGCAATCCGATACGGACCGCCTGGCGGCTCTCGAAAAAGCTCTAGAGGAAATGCGGGCCGAACGCGACAAGGCCGCCCAGGAAGCCGAAGCGGCGAAGATCGCCCAGGCCCGCGATAAAGCACTGGCAGATGCCGGCCTCACGGACGAGTACGGCGTCTTCCTAGATGGCGATCAGGGGACGTGGGAGAAGAAGCTTGAGCTCCTGTCCTCTCTGAAGGGCGCCGTCGATAAAAAGCCCGTATCAGTACCCCGGGACCCGGTTATGGGATCTGATACGATTGAGAAGAACAACCTACAAGAGCAGGCCGCCGGGTTCTTCGGCCTCCTCTAACGTGAAGGGACGAAGCATATGGCTGATCCGGCCGCTAAGCACACACTAGACAAGCTCCTCGCGGGCGAGAACAAGGGAGTCTTCCCTCCCGAGGTCATCGAGAACATCTGGACCCAGGCCTACAAGGGCTCCGTGATGCAGTCGATCGCCCAGACCACGCCGATCCCCCTCTCTGGCGCGGCTCTCCCCGTCCCGGTTGGTCAGCCGACCGCCGGCGTTGTCGCTGAGGGTGGTGACAAGCCCGCCGTCGAGGTCTCGTTCACCACGAAGACCATCAAGCCCATCAAGGTCGCGGCCGGTGTTGTCCTCTCTGAGGAGGTCGTCCGCCGTAGCCCCGTCATGGCCTACCTGAGCCTGCAGAAGAAGCTGTCTGAGTCCATCGCCCGCGCCATGGACAACGCTATCCTCCACGGCAAGGATGCCCTCACCGGCACCGTCCTCGCCGGGCAGACTCCGATCATCAGCGCTAACGCCAACCTGGTTGACGTTGACTACGACGCCGTTAAGGGCTCCGGTCTCCTTGACGCTGTCCTGAAGGGTGTTGACGCTGTTGAGGCCGCTAACGACGACTTCACCGTTGACGCGTTCCTCGCCCGCAAGAACGTCCGCACCAAGATCCTCGGTGTGACCGACACTCAGGGTCGCCCGCTCTACCAGGCCTCCACCAACCTCGCTGACCCGGTCGGCCAGTTCCTCGGCCTCCCGATCCACTTCAGCAACGCCGTGGGCGGCTACGAGAAGGCCAAGGTCGAGGAGACCAGCGCCGTCATGGTCGCCGGATCCTTCAAGGACAACCTGGTTATCGGTAACGTCGCTGACATCGAGATGCGTCAGGCTAACGAGTACGCGTTCGGCCTGGAGCTGTTCCGCACCAACATGATCGCGTTCCTCGCTGAGGCTACCTTCGGTTGGGCTATCCGCGACCCGAAGGCCTTCGCGGTCTTCAAGAAGAAGGCCTGACCCGGCCTATGGCGCGGTCCCTGAGGTGATGGTGAGGAGGATAGTATGACAGTCGCAAGCGTGGCGGACGTTGAGCAGGCTCTCATGAGGAGTATCGACGCCGCCGACGAGGTCCCCTACGTGGAGGGCATGCTTGAGTATGTCGAGGCGACTATCCTCCTCGCCATCCCTGATGCGCTAGACAAGGCTAAGGCGCGCAAGCCGTATGAGACGGTCCTGAAGCGTGTCGAGGCCGAGGCTGTATGCCGAGTCCTGCGCGCCCCTGCCGGCGGGGTGATGAAGTATGAGACCGAGGGTACGTACACGTACTCGGTGAATGCGGCGATCGCTTCTGGTCTTCTGGAGCTCCGTCCGGCTGAGTGGGCTATGCTCCGTGATCACCCTGGGGGTTGGTCGGCTCTGCAGTTCTCTGGTGATGGCTATCTTGCGAACCGGCGGGGAGACAATGGTGGCTCTTGGTCGGCTTCTGTGGCCCCTCATAGCCCGCCCGACCCACCACCCAGTGACTTGTGTGGGGTTAGCCCGTGGGGGTACTGGTGAAGGCGTATAAGCCGCGTAGAGGCCGTATCCTGGAGAATGGGCCGCACCGGGTCGAGGTCACCACGTACCGGGCCGTGGAGGGCCGTACGGGCCGTAAGTATGAGCCCACGGGGAAGCATGTCGTCTCTGGTGTCCTGGTTGAGCCGGCATCCGGCAGTGCGCAGAGTGCTACCGAGAAGCGGAACCCTGAGAAGAGTCTTGTGGACGAGACCACGCTAGTCATCATGGGCGCCGGACGTTGGCCTGGCGGGCCTCACTCGACCGTGAAGATTCTTGAGGGGCCGGCCGCATCCCTGGACTACACGTACCAGCAGACCGGCGACCCGGGCTACTTCGGGGCTTCCCCCATGGTCGCGCACTTCACCGTGCGCGTGGACCTGATGCGCGGGGAGGTCAAGTAGCCATGCCCGGCGATATCGTCGTCTACGATAATAAGATCGTCCGGAAGCTGATCGCTGAGGAGGCTTCTAAGCAGCCTGAGTTCAAGGCTGCCGCGGCCCGTGTTGCGGCTGAGGTGGCAGCCCAGTTGGCGAAGCACGTGCGCACGGGCAAGCTTGCCTCTTCAGTGCGCGTGTTCAAAGGGCGCACAGACTACCACGTTGAGGTCAATTCGGTGTCCTACTCGTGGCATACGGAGTTCGGGCACTTCCAGGGGCGTGCGGGCCGCGCTGGCCGCAAGTGGGTGCGGGGCATCAATGCGTTCCGGTCCGTGGTCGCTAGGCACGGTGGTTTCTGATGGCCACCTACGTGGAGCACCCCCCCATCCTGCCTCAGACGTTCATTGTGGACGCCACTAGGCAGATTGTGCACGGTGGTGGGGTTCTCGTCCTGTCAGAGGCTGAGGTAGAGACCCGGGCTGACGTCGATAACCATATGGGGCCTATCCTGGTCTGTCAGGTCATCTCCACGTCCGCCCTGGAGAATGGCCCAATGTTCGCTGGCCTGAAGATGCGCGTCACATGGTATGTGACCGACGAGAGCATGGACAAGGCCGAGGAGATGGCTACTGCTCTCATGGCTGGCCTGAACCGCCTGTGGCGGGACGGTAAGCCTGTCGCGGGCGGGTGGATAGCTAACCTGGAGCTTTCTGGGCCGACTCTCGGTGGCCTGCAGTCCAACACTGCGGACTATGCCGAGTTCAGGGTGAGCGGCATTATCGTGGCCCGCTCCAAGATTCAAAAGGAAGGATGAGCATGGCAAACACTGCGAATGCTGATAAGGAAATCCAGATTGCGGGCATGGGCCACGTCTACGTTGGTGACGTTGACACCGCCGCCCCTGACCTGTGGGCTTATGAGTTCGGGGACGGTACGACTCTGGAGGCTCAGGGCTGGAAGTGGATTGGCGACACCTCCAGTGAGAATCTGATCGAGTTCGAGACCGATGGTGGTGACGCGTCTACTAAGGACACGTGGGACCGTAAGAATGCTCGCTCGACGCGTGCGTCGAAGACGACGAACGTCACGATCAACTCTGTGTCTTTCAGTGATGACACGATCCAGACGGCTTTCCCTGGTTCCACCTACGTGGAGGAGACGGACGGCTACGACCTGGTCCTGTCTGGTTCTACGGACCGTGCGATCCTGATCGTGATCGTGGAGGGTCAGCTTGTTTCCGGTATTCTCCTGCGGAAGGTGAACCTGTCTGGTGACATGCCTACCCTGGACAAGGAGAACTTCACTGAGGTGAAGATGAAGGGTGTTCTCCTGACTCCTCCGTCTGGTAAGACGAGTGTCCACTACCTGCGCGCCCGCGAGGTTACCGGCAAGGCTACCGCGGCTCCGACGATCACCAAGTTCGAGCCCGCCAATGCGAAGGCCGGTGACACTGTGACCGTGACGGGCGCCAACTTCGACGGCGTGCGCCGCGTCCTCGTCGGTACTACGGCTGCGTCGTTCACGAAGCGTTCCGCGACTGTCCTGACGGTGAAGGTCCCGACCGTGACTGCTGGCCAGCACACGATCAGTGTCGTCAACGGCAAGGGCAAGGCCGATTCGGCTACGAAGCTGACTGTCGCCTGACCTCTTCTAGTCTCCTGGCGTGGGTGGTGCCTCTTGTGGTGTGCTCCCGCCACCCACGCCAGGCATCACACCATACTAGGGGCGCACCAGATAAATGGAGCACAGAACAATGGCAAAAGACGAGAAGAAGACAGCGGAGCCTCAGGACGTGGCGCTCGAGGACGTGCCCGGTCACGAGGTGCTGATTCACCCCCGCGACCTGAAGCCGTCTCAGGCGATGCGCCTCTTCGATGCGATCAACATGGAAGACGTTGACAACCTGAGCATGAGCGAGCTCACCAACGTCGTAGAGCTCCTGGAAGACGGCTTCCTCACGGACGAGAAGGCGTACATCGAGTTCTACCGCTCCCACGGGCTGACTGCGGTGATTGAGCTGGTTGGTGCCTGGGTGGGGGAATTGCTCGGCGACGAGAGCTGAAGAAATTTCTTGACGAGAATCCGGACGCTGACGGCGATCTCTACGCCCTTTACGGTGTAGATGCGAGGGGCTGTCAGCTCCGGATTTCTCTGATAGAAGCTCTTGTCGCCAGGCTGCCGTATGAGCCTAGGTCTATGTGGCGTGCCCGCACCTTGCTTGGTGGCGAGGAGTGGATAGGGTGGAGTCATGCCGAGCGTCAACGCGCGGATTTAGCGGATATTAGCGTGTTGACGATGAAGGCTACTGCTCAGCAGCAGGCCCGCCTGCGCCACGCCGAGTATGCGGCTCGCCCCGAGCCTCCCGGGAGTAAGGAGGCGGTTTCGTCGTCTGATGAGATGGGCATGGCTGCTATGCTTGGGTCTATAGGGTGATGTTAAGAATGGGCGGTGTGGCGTATGCCTAAGGGTATAGTCGGTAAGCTTGGTGTCAAGGTCGCCCCAGACCTTAGTGGGTTTGCGAAGGAACTAAAGCAGAAGCTCCGCAAGATACGCCACGAGCTCGACCTTGAGATCCCCGTAGGCCTGGAGCTTGACAAGGAAGACGTCAAGCAGATCCAACAGCGTCTCGGGCACCTGAAGGCGACAGCGAAGCTTCAAGTGAGGCTCGACCCTGATTCCGCGAGGAGGGTTCGTGAGCAGCTGAAGCGGCTGAATGCGACCGCCACCGTGAAGGTGAAGGCCGACGACAAGTCGCTGCACGAGGCGCAGAAGCGGGCGCAGAAGTCTGTCGGCCAGGTGAAGGTCTCCCCCAAGGTAGACGAGGGTGCCATTCAGGTGGTTCGGCGTTCGATCATGCGCGCCGGCGAGTCTACTAAGGTGTCTCCTGTCCTGGACCAGCTGTCTATGCGGCGGGTGAAAGAGCAGATTCGCCGCCAGGATACGAGTACGAAGATCGTGCCGCGCCTGGATGAGCCGGGGCTGACTCGCATCCGCCTCCAACTCAGGGATATGACCGCTGTCACTCAGGCGATTGACCCGGTCGTCGATAAGGCCTCACTGGATAAAATTCACAAGGCGCTGCAAAAACGTTTTGAGGAGCGCATCGGTGTTAAGACCGATGTTGATAAGAGCTCCTATGAGCAGACGAAGCGGAAGATCAGGAAGCTTGCTGACGACAAGAAGGTCACCGTCAATGCGGATGCGGATACGGGGAAGGCGTCTGCGAAGCTTGCGTGGCTGACTCGCCCTCGTAAGGTGAATATCCAGGCAGTCGTTGATCACGCGGCCTTCGCGAAGGTCGAGGAGTATATTGGTCGCCTGTCTGGTGGTAGGGCCCTGACGGACTGGGGCCGGTCTTTGAAGGACGTCATCAAGAACCTCGATAAGACCGCCCTCACGATGGGTACCACGGCCGCCGCGGCTGCCGCTATGGGTGCCGCCATGGTCGGTGCCGCCGGCAACGTGCTCGCTCTCGCGAAAGGCCTCGCTTCTATCGCCCCCGCTGGCCTGGCTCTGCCGGGCATCTTCCTTGGGATGGCTACGTCGGCTGGTGTCCTGTTTACTGCCTTGTCTACGGCCAAGGATCACATCCAGGATGTGGTAGAGGACTTCGGGCACTTGCAGGAGACGATCGGTAACCGGTTCTGGGACCGTGCTGCCGGTAGTGTGCGCGCACTGGCGTCAGAGGCTCTCCCCATGCTTCACCGCGAACTGGGAGATCTCGCCGAGGTGCAAGGCGGCTGGATCGCCGGCATGGCGGAGGTCACCCGTCAGCATCTGCCGAAGCTCGAGCGGTCCTTGCAGAATACGACTGAGGGCGCTAGGCGTGCGACCGGCGGCTTCGCTGGGTTCACTCAGGGGATCCTCACGATTGGTGAGGTCGGGTCCCGCTACCTCCCCCAGCTGGGCGACTGGTTCACCCACCTGGGCGAAAAATTCGCCGCCTGGGCCGAGAAGGCCGCCGGGGACGGGAGTATCGATAAGGCGATTCTGCGTGGTGCGTACGCGGCGAAGCGGTCGTGGGGCATCATGAAGGACCTCGCCTCCATCATCGGGTCGATTTTCAAGGCCGCGGAGGCTGGCGGGTACACGCTCGCCCGGGTCGAGAAGAATATCGACGCGATCGATAAGGCCCTGAAGGGCGTGACCGGGCAGAATATTCTGAAGTCAATCTTCGGGGCCGCCGCTGACTCCATGGATAATTTCATGGCGAAGGCGAAACTCACGGGCCCCCAGATTCTGGGTATTGCCACGAACTTGAAGGTGGCGTTGCCGGAGGCTGCTACGGCTGCTGGTATCGCGTTCCAGGGGCTCACTGCGGTCCTCGGGAACGCCGCCCTAGGCCATGGTGCCAAGCTGTTCTTCCAGGGCCTTCAGAATGGCTTACAGTCGCTCACAGACCGTGCCCCGCAGGTTAGCCATGTGCTGGCGTCGATCCTCACCCTGGGTGGGCGCGTCGCTGAGACCGTCGGCAAGGTCCTGGGGGCCGCGTTTGAGCATCTAGGGCCGATCCTGGTGCGTCTCCTGGATGCTTTGGGGCCGCTTGTGACGGCGATGGGGACGAGCCTTGCGGGCGCGATCGAGAAGGTTGCCCCCTATGTTGCGAAGTTCGTCGATCAGTTCTTGATTCCGATGATCAACAAGCTTGCGGAGTCTCCCCAGCTTGTGAACCTGCTGGTGGCCGCTTTCGTGGGCATGCAGGTGCTCGGGCCGATCGTTTCCACGATTACTGGCTTGGTGACCGCGATTCAGGGGATCGGTACGGCGATCTCGTTCCTGCTGTCCCCCATCGGCCTTGTCGTGGCGGCTATCGCTGCCCTGATAGCGATCTTCGTGCTGCTGTGGCAGAACTCTGAGACGTTCCGGACGACCGTCACGGCGGCCTGGACCGAGGTTACCGCAGCGTTCCAGGTTGTCAAGGACTACTTCGTCAACGAGTGGTGGCCGAAGATCCAACAGGTCTGGCAGCTCTTCAGCGAGGCGTGGACCACCTATGGCATGCCCCTGATGCAGTCGTTGGACGCGTTCATTCAGTGGTTCCAGCCTCTTTGGGAGCTCATGTGGTTCGGCGTCAAGGAAATCTTCATTGGTGTCTGGCAGATCCTCTCCAGCACAGTGAGTGGGGCCCTGGACATTATCATGGGTCTCTTGAACATCTTCATTGGGTTCATGAAGGGCGACTGGTCACAGATGTGGGAGGGCGTGAAGCAGGCCTTCTCTGGCGTCTGGACTGCGATCTCCGGGATTGTCTCAGGCGCTGCCCACATTATTGTTGGCTTTGTGACGACGATGTACACGTCTATCAGCACTATCGTGAGCTTGATAGCCCAGTTTGTGACCACCTGGTTCTACAACATGTGGAACGGCGCCGTCAACACAACCCGGTCGGCGGCAGCCTCGGTAGTAGGGTTCTTCCGGAACATCCCAAACAGTATTCGTAGTCTCTTCGCTGGGGCTGGCAACTGGCTTATCAGTGCTGGCCAGAGCATCATTAGTGGTTTGATCAGTGGTGTGCAGCGGGCGATTGGGCGACTGCGGAGCATCCTGAGCGGTATCACGAGGATGATTCCCAGGTGGAAGGGTCCGGCCCCGGTTGACCGTAAGCTATTGAAGCCGACCGGACGCATGATCATCCGGGGGTTTGTGTCTGGTATTGAGCAGGAGACGCCGTCTGTGAAGCGGTCTCTGCGTGGCTTGACTGGGCGCCTGCCTTCGATGGCGGTGGATAATGAGGCCCCCGCCGGCGGTGACTTTGCCCGTAATGCCGGCCCGTCTGTGACGATCAACCAGTATAATCCTGTGCAGGAGCCAGATTCTTCTGTGCGCGATAAGGTGGCTTCCGGCATCCGCCTTGCCGCGAGTCTGTGAAAGGTGCGAACGATAATGCCATCGAACTACTGGGTGAACGGCGTCAAAGCGGACGACCTAGATGCGCGCTGGTGGGTGCGGGAAGAGATCTATACTCCGCCTACCGGGACACTGATTTCTGCCGCGGCTACTCCGGGGACGTTCTGGTCTCAGGGCATGAACACGGTGGGCGGCCAGGCGGCTACCTTGTGGCAGGCGTACACGATCAGGGATATTTGGGCTTTCCGGCGGTGGCTGGAGTCGCTGCCATACGCGACCTGGCTGGAGGTCCGACCCGCGAAAGAGTCCAACAAGCCCGCTACGCGGTGCCTGTTCAAGGTCCTGTCCGTGTCCGACCCGATTAAGAACGGTGATGGTGTTGTCCAGGTTGGTGTGACCTGGGAGGCGATCGGCGTTTGGGAGGATACTGTCCTGAACGAGACCGAGTTCCGTTGGCTTCCCGGGTTCACTGGGTCTCACTTCCCCGCTAAGGACGTGTCCTTCAGTGTGCCATTCCCCAGGGATTGGGTTGAGATTTCCTGTGCGGTGACCGGGTCTTGGGTGCGGGGCATTATCCCTAACGGCACCACCGGGGACCATGTCCTGCTTGACCCGACGCATATGCGGATGAAGCGCGGCACTGACTGGTTCGCTGAGACCGGCGTTGACATAGATAATGGCCTGTTTGTTGACCCGCGCGGGTTCCGTCTTATCCCGAACGCGGAGGGCAAGTTCAACCTGGTCTCTAAGGGCTACAAGGATACGGCGAACCCGAAGATCCGGTTCCGGCGCACCTATGCGCAGCCGGTGTTCGCCTGATCGCCAGCCTTGTGGGAGCACTGATCGTGGTTGGCGCCTTGTTGGCTGTGGTGGCTGTGGTGAGGGCCTATAGGAGGGGCGATGGCTTCTGAGTACTACCTGAATGGTGTGCCGTTGGATGATCCGGCGGGCAGGTGGTTCGTGACGTCTGAGACGCTTCTGCCTACTCTCGGGTCCCCGCGGAATATTAGTACCGTGGTGCCTCTCAGGTCTGGTGTGATGCCTCTGGCGCCGGTTGCTGTGGAGCCGTTCCAGGTGACGGTGAAGATGGTTGTCCAGGATTCTGGGCAGGGCCGTGGCGGCTTGGACCGGAATTGGTGGGCTCTGATCAGGTCTGTGCGCCAGCTGGGGCGACTGTTGAAGATGCAGTACCGTCCACCCGGCGGGACCGCTAAAGAGGCCTTGGTGCGCCTGTCGTCGAGTGTGGAGCCGACTTTCCACTACTTCGAGAACATGATCGAGACGACGCTTGTGTTCGAGGGTGTGGAGGGCTTTTGGCGTGACGAATACGAGTCGGAGGCTGACCTGAAGAACCTTGGCCTCATGGTGGGTTCGGCTCTGCCTATCAATGATGCCGTGATTGATATTGAGACGCCTTCCCGGATCATGAAGATCACTGACGTGGCGTCTGGGCTCTCCTTGTCGTGGAACGGTGTGATCCCGACGGATACGTACCATATGGTGATCAACTGCTACGACTACACGGTGCACCTGGGTTCTACGTGGTGGGCTGCTACGGGGCCGGATGTTGGCGCGGACTTGAGTGTGCCGCCCGGTGGTTGGTCGTTCACTCCGGACGCTTTGGGTAATTTCCGGGTGAGGACTGAGGGCGTGAACGCGAACGCGAGGGTGAAGTTCCGGAGGCACTACTGATGACGGACTACAGCGACTGGGGCATGCAGCTGGCCGCCTACCGGCCGATGGGGCCGCGCCTTGGTGTCCTGAAGGATGTCATGGAGATGACGGTGACGGTGCCGGTGGGGGAGATGCCCACGTTGACGGCGTCGTACCCGTCTACCGGCGTGCACGCTGAGTGGCTGGACGGCGAGGTTGAGCTCGCGGTGGAGTGGACCCCTGATAACGGGGAGACCTGGTATGAGGCCAGTGATGCCAGGTTTATCACGGTGAAGATCGAGCGTGACCTTGTGGATGACGGCTCTGATGTTCGCCGGATCGAGTGCGTGCACATCAGCGAGTACTGTCAGCACGCCCTCGTGTGGCAGGCCCCTAAGGGCGGGGGCGACAAGGACGGGAAATGGAATTTCCTGTCTGTCACGCCGGGTGCGATTGTGTCGTCTGTGTGGAATGCTGCGAAGGCGCGCGGCTGGGGCCAGGTCATGGACCTGCGCGGCACTGACGCCGTGGATGCGGCGGGCGCTAAATGGGCGAGCATCATGACGATCGCCTACGACCCGTCGATTGACCTGTGGCAGGTCGTTAAGTCCATGTGGGACCTCGGCATCCTGGATTACCGTTGGGAGGGCCGGGAGCTCTCGATCTATAACCCGAACACGGTGCTGTCGAGGTCGCGGAATAATCTGATATGGCGCCTGCCTGGGGCTATGGCGGCCGGTGAGACGAAGACGTGGCAGGACATGTGCACTGACGTCCTCGTGACCGGTGAGGGGGCGAAGGTCTGGCATTTCCACAACACGGAGGCGCCCGCTGACCTGCGCCGCATGGAGAAGACGGTCTCGGCTGGTGGTGTGGAGAAGGAAGAGACCGCGAAGATCGTGGCTCAGCGGACTCTGAAGTCTGGGGCGCACCCTGAGCAGTCCGTGAAGCGGGAGTGGGTGCAGACGACCGCCTTGCTGCTGCCGTGGAAGCATTACGAGCAGGGCGACTGGATGTGGGTTGAGAGGGCTGATGGGCGTGAGTGGATGCGCGTCCAACAGGTGTCCGTGACCATGAACGCTAACGGCGTGTCTGGGCACGTGACGTTTGGGTCTCTGTTGGATGATTATTTGACGCGTCTGGCGAAGAAGACTAAGGGTATTGCTGGCTTGTCGGCGACGTCTGGGTCGGGTGTGCGCCCGAATAAGCCTGCGGACAGGCGGAAGCCGAAGAAGCCTGAGGGTGGTGTTGGTGCGGGTGTTGTCCTCCCGTACGAGAATGGTAAGGGCTACTGGTCTGCTGCTCGCCTGACGTGGGCCCCGGTGACGACTGATGATCGTGGCGTGGAGATAACGATCGCCCGCTATGTGGCTCAGGCGGAGTATGAGGTGCACCTACCTAAGGGCGGATCGTACTGGCAGGGCCTGTGGCACATCAGCTCCGCCAGTAATGCGATGGATTACCCGAACCTGGACCCGGGTGTGCAGTACCGGTTCCATGTGTATGCGGAGTCCTCGGATGGGGTTTACTCGGATTGGTCGGATTATTTCTATGTGAAGATGCCGACGGATACGGAGCCGCCTCCGGACCCGTCTGCTCCTACTTTGGCGCAGAGGCAGGGCGTGTTGACGGTGACGTGGGATGGGCGGACGAAGGCGGGCGCGTCCATGCCGTCTGACGTGTCCTACCTGAACGTGGGCATCTACGGGCTGGCCCCTACGCCTGCCGTGTTCGTGCAGAAAGGGAGCCTGCCGGCAAGGAAAGACGGCCAGTGCATTATCCCTGATCTGCCATTGAATACGCCGCTGTCTGTGGCGTTGAAGGCTGTGGATCAGGCTGGTAACGAGTCGTCCTGGGGCCGGGCGGCCCCGATTAGCCTGTCTCAGGCCGGGGTTGACCCGGAGGTCGTCCGGGAGCAGGTCAGTGACGCCTTGAAGAAGGGTGATGCGCTGTCTAAGGCGACGAAGGATGAGCTTCTGAAGATGTTTGCTCAGATGGGGCGTTCGGATGATGTTGCTGATCCTTCGTATTGGTTTGGGCCGCCTGGGGAGGGGGTGCCGGGTAGGACACTGTGGGTGTCTCCGGATGGCAGAATTTTCCGCTGTAAGAAGCGGGGTAGACTGACTTATAACCGCGATGCTGGACGTTGGGAGAATACGCCGTAATGCCTTATAAGAAGACTCATGATGACTGGAAAGATTACCCGGACGGGGATACGCCGATCCTGGCGCGGCACCTGAATCAGATTGAGAACGGGATCGTTCAGGCGACTAACACGGCGGAGGCAGCCCTGTCTGCGATGCCGGCTGGTGTGATGCTGCCGTTCGCGGGGAATAACATTCCTACTGGCTGGCTGAAGTGTGATGGCCGGTCGCTTGCTCGTTCGGTGTACCCGAAGCTGTTTGAGGCTATCGGTACGACGTATGGTGCCCCGTCGTCGGTGACGTTCAGCATTCCGGACATGTCTGAGCGGATGCCTATCGGCGTGAAGAACGGGGACGCTCAGCTTGGGGCCGTGGGTGCTCGTGGCGGTGAGCGCACGCACACGCTGACTGAGAGCGAGATGCCATCGCACGTGCACAAGGTCATTTCAAAGGGTGCAACGTGGAAGACTGGCGTTGCCGTGTGGAACTCGAATGTTGGTTCCGGTAGTGACTGGAAGATTCCGTCTGGTAGTGATACTGGCCAGCTGGATGAGCTGATTGCTGGGCCCACTGGCGGGGGTAATCCTCACAACAATCTTCCCCCGTATGTGGTGGTGAACTACATTATTAGGGCGGCGTGATGGCTGTTAAGAGGACTGAGTATCTTCCGTGGCCGGGCCCCCAGGAGTATCCGGGGCCTGACACTAAGCCGAATCTTAACTACAGTGCCCCGGATGCGACTCTTGTTCACGGCCGCTTTGGCTGGGAGTGGGAGGAGGATACTTCTGCCGCGGTTCAGGATGTTAAGGCGGCTGTGGATGCGGCTAAGGGCATTCAGCGGTTCCTGAATATCAGTACTGACCAGCTGACGGTGAGGAGTACCGCGTTCATCAATGAGGCGATCATCCAGAAGATTTGGACTCGCGTCATCACCGCGGAGGAGGGTGAGTTCGCTAAGATCAAGGCGAACATGATTGAGGCCCATACGGTGGTCGCCGATGAGGTGCGGGCTGGCGCTATTGATGGGATGGTGATTACCGGGGCTACATTCCAGACGGGGCCTCAGGGTTCTAGGCCGCGTATCCTGATCAATACTCAGGGTATGGATGTGTGGGATGAGAATAATAAGCACACGTTCGCTGTGAGCAGTAAAGGGAACGTCCGTATTGATGGGTCTGTGGGCATTAGTGACAGTTGGTCGAACTGTTTTTTCGAGGATGTAACCGTAAATGGCGGTAAGGATGTTGATCCGGACGGCACCAAGATGGGTGTTGGTCTGCTTTTCAATCGTAAAACGGGCTCTGATTATAGGGTGCCTGGGACTATTACGATTCGGGAGCGGGCTGATGGGACGCCGTCGATTCAGCTTTGGGCTCCGTCGTGGACGACGAAGGCGGCAAACATGGAGTTTGCCAGTAGTTTCATATCGATTTGGGCTCCTGGTGGGGCGTCTCTGCGGATTGACGATAAGGGCCTGAAGGGTTATTACAATAATAATCTGGTCTTGGAGTGCACTGACGATTATATTTCTTTTCGTGGTGCGAAGTATCGTGCTGGACAGTTTGGTGTCGTGGGGAATGATGAGATTGTCGCTCTGAGCTGGGACTGGAAATGCGATGTGTCCATGTATACGACGTCGGATCGTGGGCAGGTGGCGCGTTTGCGGGCGAACGACTATAGCCTTCGGGTGGCTTCTAAAGATCCTTATGGGTTTCAAGTGCGGACTACTGGGAGCATGTGGGTTCACGGTACCCTCAATGCGGACGATAAGAAGTTCGTGATTCCGCACCCCCTGGACCCTATGAACAGGGCGCTGCAGCATTGGTGTACGGAGTCTCCTTGGCCTGGCGTGGAGTACTGGGACAGTGTTGAGGTGGGTCCTGACGGTACAGCTGTGGCTGAGCTTCCCGAGTATTTCAATGCTCTGCACCGCCCGGACTTGCCTGTGGTTGTGTTGTGCCAGGGGCCGGGCGCCCCGTATGCGTCTGAGGTGCGTCTGGGGCGGTTTACTGTGCATGGTGAGCCTGGGAGCCGCGTGTGCTGGCTTGTGAAGGCGGTGCGGCGGTCGGGGGCGACTATGGGTGATACGTATGAGAATCCGCCTGTTGAGGGCCCGTACGTGTGGAACAGTGCACAGGACGACGATGAGGCTGATCCGTCGAATCCGCTTGATCTCAGATGGTTGTATCAGCCTCCGGTTCCTACTAGCTGATAGGATGATGGCATGAGTGAGGATGAAAAGGATAAGCAGATCGACGCGTTGCAGCGGATGCTTGCGGCGTTCGAGAAGCGCATGGGTGAGGTTGAGCGTGAGCTTGTGACCGCCTATGCGAACCTGGAGATATGTGCCCAGAAGCTTGCTGCGCTCCAGGAGGGCGCCAGCGGTGAGGGTGACTCGGCGTGAGTGTCACAGAGTACGCCGCCGCGCAGATGCGGTACTGGTGCGAGACGGGCGACTACGGGGGGGTTGGCTATAGTCAGCCTAACCGGTGGTCGGCCTATGACGCGTCTGACTGGGATGGGTGGCTCCATGGGCCGGGTGAGGCGGATTGTAGCTCTGCCGTGTCTGGGGCCTACAATATTGCGTTCCACCATGAGGGCGTGGATGTGAACCTGTTTCCGCGGTCTACGTGGACGGGGAGCCTGCCTGCGGAGGCGCAGGCGCGTGGTTTCCAGGATATTGGGGATTCGTGGACGGGGACTGTCCCGGATGGGGGTTTCCGTGTCGGTGACGTGATCATGGCGGATGGGCATGTCGTTATGGCAACGACGTATGAGCCTGATAATCCGCTTTTGTCGGAGTTGTGGATTGATGCGGCTGGCAGTATCTATGGTAGTGACGGTGGTGATGGTTCTGCTGCTGATGATACTGGTGGCGAGTCCCGCAGTATAAGGTACCTAGACCATCCGTTGACGGCTTCTGCTGGCTGGACGACGTGTCTGCGGTATGTGGGTGCGTCTGGTTCGGGTGGCTCGTCGTCTTCGGGGCCGGCTTATGAGCTGTCGTTCATTCAGCGTGAGGTTCTGCGTGCCGCGGATGATACTGGGTGCCCGTGGTGGGCTGCTCTGGCTTGTCTGTGGATGGAGACCGGTGAGCGTGGGGCGAACATCTTCGGCCATGACGCTGGGGGCGCCTACAGTGGTGGCGGTGAGGTTACGGAGACGAAGTTCCGTGATTTCCTGCGGATGATTGCTGATGGGTGGACTAGTAATGGTGTTGGCCCTCTGCAGATCACTTATCCGGGGTATTTTCTGCAGGATCCTGAGCGGCGTTGGTGGGAGCCGTACGAGTCGGCTGTTGTCGGCTGCCGCATCCTGAAGGGCCTGATCGATGCTGAGGGGGACTCGTATGAGGATCTTCGGCGTGTGGGGTCTCGCTACAATTCCGGGTCGTCAGATGGCGCCTATGGTGCCTATGGTGTCCCGTTCTCTGATCGTTGTAAATCTTGGTACGACTATGGCCGCCCGAGCGGCCAGGATGGTGAGGATTGGCTCATGAGCTCTGAGGCTATCGACCTGCTCCGTAATATCTCCGACGCTGTGACCCCTGGCAAGGCTGGGGTTAAGTTCGACGGCGAACTGTACAACCACCTGAAGGAGACGCACAACACGGTTGAGAGGATTGAGGCCGTGTTCCAGCCTGGCAAGGTTGGTGTGCGCCCGGCTGGTGCGTTTGTTGACTGGATGAACTGGGTGTCGTCGAAGCAGGATGAGACGAACAAGCGTCTCGATGCGCTGATTGCTGAGGTGAAGGCTCTCCGCGCGGCGGAGGAAAAGTGACGCTGCCGGCCCGCTCCGGTGGGCGGCATGTCAATCGTACGACTAAGTTAGGTGAAGTGATGGCTGAGAAGCATCTTGCTACGACTGTGGACCGCACTACGCTGGGCGGTTTCCTGACTCCGGAGCGGCGTAAGGCCCTGTATGGGATCGCGTCCGCCCTGATGACTGCTGGCGTCGTGTACGGCATTGTGACCCCAGACCAGTTAGCGAACGCGGCTGACGTGGTTACCGCTGTGATCGGTCTTCTGACTGGTGTGGTGGCGTTCCTGCACACTGGCGGCGAGTACAAGGCCCCCGCTAAGGACGTCGAGGGCTGACGGTCGTCGTGCATCCGTGGTGGTGGGATGCGGAGATGGTTAACGCGGTTGCCGCTTTGGTGGTGGCGTTGACTGGTCTCGCGTCTGGTGTTGCGATTGGGCGGTCGCGGTCGCGGCGGGAGCGGGAGTATCAGGATGCTGAGCTTGCGGCTATCCGTGAGGCGGCGGAGACGGCTTCTGAACAGACAACGAATCACCATGGGACGAATTTGCGTGATGATGTGACGGCGATTCAGGACCGGGTTGACCTGGTTTTGGATGCGTTGGCGGCTGAGTCGCGGAGTCGTCGTGATGCGGATGTGAAGTTCGGTGAGAAGTTGGATGGTCTGATTGTGTCGTCTCAGTTGACGCATGGGGAGTTGTTTTCTCGTCTGCGTGATATGGAGTCGAGGACGTCGGAGTGTCAGTTGTCTCGTCTGCCGAAGGATCGTGGCCTGTGATATGATGCGTCATACGCCCCCTGGGGTGTGCGTGTGATGGTGTTGAAGCTTCCCCCCTCGACTTTGATGGTTTGGTCGAGGGGGGAAGCTTTTTGTGTTAGCAGATGGGGGTGTTGGTGAAGACTTCGAGGCCGGTGAGGAGGTCTACGCCGATCCAGCGGGCGGTGAAGCGGGAGTCTACGGGCTGGTTGCAGCCTTCGATGAGCCAGATGCCGATGGGCTTCTGGGAGTCGTTGACGATGAGTGCTTCGCGTGCTGGCTCACTGTAGGTTGGGGCTCCGGTGGTGACGAGGATTCCGACGTTGGTGAGACCTACCTGAAAGATGCTGGCGGGAATTTTGACGTCGAAGCCGCGCTCTTCGCTGAGGGCCCGGCGGGCGGCTTCGATAGCGTTGTCGCGCATGTTGCTGTCCTCGAAGAGGTTTTTGGCAACAGTGGAGTCGGCTTTGATGGTGTGCTCCCATGAGGGGGAGAGGAGGTTGATTTGGTCGTTGAGTTTCATGGTGTGTCTCCTAGTTGAGTAGGTTGGCGAGGTCTTCGAGGGTCATGAGGACGTATTGTGAGCCTGGGTCTTGTGTTCCTCGGCGTTTGGCGGCGACGATGGCGATGTGGGCGTTGTCGTGGCGGGCTTCTCTGTGGGCTTCTGTGAGCCATTGCGCGGGCTGGATTTGCCCTCCGTAGTCTTTGCATTCGATGACGATGCGGCGGCCTTTGTGGTCGTGGACGCCTGCGATGTCGCCGCGGTCTTTTGCCCCGGTTTTGGGGCGGCGGTCTATGTTGTCGTCGTCTAGTGTGTCGCGTAGGTAGTCGGCTATGAGGCGTTCGAATCGTGCGCCGGCTTGTTTGGCTGTGCGCCGCGTTCTGGTCATTTCTTGCCGCCTTTGTTGTGGAGTGGGCAGAGTGTGTATGCGGTGACTGCCCATCCGTGGTTGAGGGCGCGTGTGGTGAGTTGGTGGCGGGTTTCTTTGGGGCCGCTTGTGATTCTGTGGTGGCATCCTGGCTGTGTGCATTGGAGCGTCCAGCGGGGGCCGTCTAGTGTGTGGGCTAGTTTCATTGGTCGAGGAGGTGTTGGCGGTAGTCGCGGATTGCTTGGACTTGGGTGGTTTCGCGGGTTTTCTCGTCCCTGCGGGCGGAGGGTTCGCCGCCTAGGAGCTGGTCGAGGATGAGGTCTGCGAGTTGGTCGAGGAGGGTGAGTGTGGTGTCTGGTAGTTCGTCGTCGCTTTCTGTGCCTTCTATGAGGCGGAGGTAGTTGTGGGCGGCTTCGATGGCCTCGCTGGTGAGGAGGACGGTGTATTCGGTTTCTGTGCAGTGGGTGGTGATGATGTCGTCGGCTGCGGTGATTCCGGTGATGGTGCCGTCTTCGTGGGCCCAGGCGGGGCGGCCGTTTAGGAGTGGCTGGGTGGGTGCGTCGGTTATGAGGATGAGGGCCATTGTGGTTTGTTCCATTCCCAGATTGTTTGGCGGGTGACTTGGGCGTGTCGGGCGATTTCGTTGACTGGGTGTCCGTCGTTGAGGGCGCGTATGGTGGCGCGGCGGAGTTCTTGGCGGGCGCGGGCTGCTTGTCGTTCGGCTAGTTCTAGTTTGAGTCTTGCGCCGTCTATGTTGGCGAGGTAGTAGCTGTTCACTGTGGTTTGCTGCCTGCGATGGAGATGATGAGGGCGGCGAGTCCTGCGAGGATGAGGATGCCGGGGATGTGGGCGAGCTGCCAGATGCCTACTCCGAGGAGGGCGAGGCCGGTGAAGAAGAGGCTGGTGGAGGTTCCTGGTTTCATGTGTTTGGTCCTTTCGGGCCTCCACGCCCGTGTTTTGGGCGTGGAGGCCGGCGGTGGTTAGTGGGTGATGGTGGCGGGTTTCCAGGAGATGATGTGGTCTCCTGTGAAGTCCTCGTCGAGGTAGGCGGAGGGCTGGCCGTCCTGGGATGGTATGTAGTAGCGGTCGCGGTCGTCACGGAAGGCGTACGCGTTGTGGTAGGCGCGGCCGCTGGAGTAGGCTTCCTCGATCCAGATGGCTTGGTCTGTGGGCCATGGGGGGAGGGTGGCTACGATGCGTGCCGCCATGTCGGCTGGGTGGTAGGTGCGTGCGTCGCTGCCTGTGCAGAGGTCTACTGGGTAGCCGTGGTAGAGGATGAGGGCGAGTGCCCGGTCTGGGAGCTCGCCTACGGTGGTTTCGGTCGTGTTGTCCATGGGTTCTCTCCTTAGAAGGGGGCGGGCCCGGTGGTGGGGTTGCCCCAGGGGTCGGTGGTGGCCTGCGGGGCCTGTGTTGCCTGCTGGGGGGCCTGGGGCTGCTGGTTGTTCTGGGGTTTGGGTGTGATGCCCCAGGAGTTGACGCGCAGGTCGAGGCTGGCGCGGGCTTCTCCTCCCTGCCCCGTGTAGGCGCTTACCCGCGGCGTGCCCTCCGCGATGACGCGCATGCCTTTCTTGATGTGGAGGGCGGCTTCTGCCTGCTTGTCCCAGAAGTTGAGGCGCACCCAGGTGGTTTCGCCTGCGTCTTCCCACTGCTGTGTCTGCTCGTTGAGGCGGCGGGGTGTATGGGCGACGGTGACGGAGGCGACGGGCTTGCCGGACTGGGTGTATTTGATTTCGGCGTCGCGTCCTGCGGTGCCGTTAATGCGGAGGGTGATGTTGGTCATGGTTGCTCCTTATGCGGTGGTGTAGGTGCGCTGGAATTCGTCGTTGCTGTAGGCGGTGACGTCTACTCCGTCCTCGCTGGCTACTACCCATTCGCCTTCGAAGATGGGGAGGGGGTCTCCGGGCCAGGCTTCGATGGCTGTGTCTCCGTTCTGGCTGATGATGTTGCCGCCGATGAAGTTGGCGGCTTCTTGCATGTTGTCTGGGGTGATGCGCCATGCGAGGTAGGTGCGTGGCTTGGGTTTGACTGGTAGTCCGGGCATGAGGTGGCTCCTTATTGTGCGCTGATGTTGACTAGACTGATGTCTTCCGCCCGGGCGGTGATGGTGACGGTTTCGACGTCGTATTCTTCAGGGCCGAAGGTGACGGTGGTGTCTCCGGTGACGCCGGTCTGGGTTTTGGCCCATTGGAGGGCTTCTATGAGGTCGTCTACGGTCATGGTGTCTCCTGGATGGTGTAGTTCTGGAGTAGCTCTGTGCCGTCGTGTACGCCTACCAGCTTGCCGTCGGCGTCGGTGACGATGTAGTCGCCTACGCCGAGCACAGTGTCTTCGTCCCAGTCGATACAGGTGGCGGATTCTGTGACGTAGAGTTCTCGCGCGTGTATTTGGGCGAGTTCGACTATGTTGTCTTCGGTTATCTGGGTTGCCGTGAATGGTAGGCGCCTTGGCGTGACTTTCATGATGTCCCCTTGGTCGGATCGATGGGTGACCAGTCGTCGATTTTGTCTATGTCCCTGCAGAGGAATCCGTATTTTCGTGTGAAGTAGTCGTTTTCGTTGTCTCGGATGGCGATGGTGCCGGGGTCAATGTGGCAGCGCCTTCCTACGTCGTAGCCCTCATTGATGATGATGAGGTCGTCGGTTGGCCATGGGCGGCGGAGGCGCCTCTTCCCTCCGGTGGGCCTGAAGAGCTTCTGGAGGTCTTCGTCATCATAGATTCCTATGATGCCTCCGGCCTCTGAGAAGACGATGGTCTCACCTGGGTATCCGTATATTCCGCACCAGAAGATGGCTGTTTTTCCTTCGGTTCTTGTGAAGAGAGTGTGGCTGAAGCGGCTTGCGAGCTCTCTAAGGTTGTCCTCAGTGATACGGACGGAGAGGATCTCGCCTGCTTTGGGGCGGACGAGGTTGGCTTCTAGGTCACTCATTTGTTGTCTCCTGGCTGGTCTTGGGTTTGCGCTGGATGATGGTGGGTGTGTCGTCTTCTTGGAGTTCTTCGACGCTGTAGGAGAGTCCTGCGAGGACGTCGGGTGCGATGCGCCTGCAGATGTCTCCGGCGGCGCGTGCGTAGAGCATGGCTTCTGGGTGGCGGGCGTACTGCTGGTTTTTGTCGAGGCCAGCGGTCTTGGCCCTAGCTGTGTCCCAGGTGGAGCGTTCTACGTGGTCGCTTCCGCGGCGTCGTCCGCAGACGGTGACGGTGCTGTTGGAGGCGTCTTCTGTCCAGATCTGGTGTCCGGCGCTGAGGGTGAGGGCGACCATGCTGCGGGTGTATAGGGCGGGCTTGCCGCTGATGACGTAGATCGCTTCGAGGGCGGCTACTGGGTCGAGGCCTAGGGCGGCTCCTTTCATGATTGCTACTGCCGTGTCGGCTGGCTTGCCGCGGAAGTGGTTGGGGACGAAGTCGGTGCCGGCGAGTCCTTTTGCGAGGGTCATGGCGTCTCCCATGGCTTGTGCCCATGCTTGGAGGTCGCTGCTTGCCCCGGTGGCCTGCGTGGTGGCGGCGGGCTCTCCGTAGGGTGTGATGTCTGTCATTATTCTCCCCATGTGTTGTTGAGTAGGAAATCGGCGTCGTAGTCGCTCAGGGTGCGGATCGCGCTCGTGTCAACGACCGACACCTCTCGCCACGTCATGTCGGCGACCTGCTGAGGGGTAAGCGCGAGGGGCTCAGGTGAGGCGACCATGTATCCGCGGGTTCCGTCGTCGTTTCCGATCTGGACGGCGAGGCAGTCTTCTATCGTGATGCCGGGGCGGCGCAGCTCTGGGTCATAGGGGAGTTCGCCATGCTCGATTATCACGGCCGCGCCGGTGGGGGCGTCGCCTGCTTCGAGGAGGATGACGTCCGCGCCTTGTGCGATGTTCTCGTCGTCACGGACGGTGCGGACCCGCCACCCATGGCCGGTTTTGTAGGCGATCGTGTCACCGGGCTCGAGGGTTTCGATTGTCATTTGAGTATTCCTCTCAGGTCGTTAATGTTCTGGTGGATGGTGTTTGCGCCTAAGAATGTCGCCCACCCTGGCCCGCCGGGTGGGCCGGCGTCGTAGAGGGTGGCGCTGTCGTCGGTGAGGTGGATTATGCCTAGCCGGTCGATTTGCGGCATAGGCCTTTCGTCCCCACCCTCGACGAGGATGGTGTCAGCGTGGGCGTAGGCGTCTACCTGCGCCACGTAGGTGTCGTGCAGGCTGCGCGAGGATTTCCAGTCCAGTAGCCACGTCTCACCACCGATGGTGGCGATGAGGTCAGCCGTGCCCGCATACCAGTGCTCTCGACTGTAGAGGCGGGCCTCCGTGTGGATGGGCTGGAGGTCGAGGCGATCGAGGAGATCGATCGCGGCGGTGGCCATCCCCATAAGGTCGGTGGGGCAGGCTGTGGGGTCACCAGTGGCGGCGGCCTCGAGGACTGTGTGGATGCGTGTGCCCCTGTTTGCGGCGTCGTCGCGCTGCCTCCAAGGGGTGCACCTGAGGTCGCGGATGATGCTGTCCACGTGCTCGCCGGAGGCGATGCGCGCCCCCCAATGTGAGTGGTGGTTTATGGCTTCTTCTGCGACGAGTTTCGCGGCCCAGTATGGCAGGCCGGGCTTGTTAATGACGCCGAGGATGGTGGTCACTGACGGGATGCGTTTCCCGTCCAGCTCATACCGGTGCCGGGCCTCATTGAACGTCAGCATCGGCGTCCTCCCGTGCGGTGACTTGATGTATGAGGGCGGCCACTCGTGCGACGGCGCGGTTGGGCGGGACTCCGAATTCCCACCTGTGCGCGACGTGGGTAGCGAAGATGTTTATGTTGCCGTCGGTGTTGAGGTAGGCGCTGATTGTGTGGCACCCATATTTCTCGTCGAGGGCTATCACGTCTCCGCTGTAGGTGGCTTCCCACGTGTCGGGCTTGGATTGTGTGACGGTTTGCCATACGAGGGCGGATATGTCGCGTATGGCTTCTTGTCCTGTGAGTGATGCTTGCATGGTCATACTGCCTTTCCGGCCTGGACGGTGTCCTGCCCCTGGTAGTGGGAGCCAAGGCCGGGCGCCCCGTAGGGGGCGGCTGCGGGCATGGCGGTGTACCAGAGGGCGAGCTGTCCGATGCGCATGGTGGGGCGCAGCAGAATCGGCCTCGAGCCGAGGTTGGCGAGCTCGAGGGTGATGTGCCCGTTGAAGCCTGGGTCAATGAAACCGGCGGTCACGTGGATCGCGAGGCCCATGCGGGCGAGGCTGGACTTCCCCGTCAACTGTGCCGCGATATCGTCCGGGAGTCCGACCTTTTCGAGGGTTGAGGCGAGGAGGAATTCTCCGCGCTGGAGCTCGTAGTACTTGCCGTTGGGGACGACGAATCGTTCTCCACTGTTGCCGGGGTTCCACGGGTCAATGGGTTCGCTGTGGAGATGCCGGGGGACGCCGATGAAATCGTTGTCCAGGTGGAGCTCGATGCTTGCCGGCTGGATGCTAGCAAGAGAGGACGGGGAGACGATGAGGTGCCCGGCCTGCATCTCCTGCTGGATGTTGACGTCTGAGAGCATGCCTGTTGGGTGGTTCATGTGAGGTCTTTCGTGAGTTCGCGTGTTGGGTCTATGGTGTTGCGCACGTATTCGAGCGGGTCTTCTCCCCGTAGCACGTGTGGGCGGGGCGTGAAGGCGGCCAACTGTAGGAGCGTGCTGAGGTTGACGCCTTTTCCGTAGAGGCGGACCGTGTCGTCTCCCAGTAGGTGGGCGTAGAGGACGTCGTCGTTCCAGAGGCCGACGAGTCTGGTGCGGGCGTGCTTTTGGATGCGGGCGCGTAGGGTGGGCGGCACGTCGAGGTAGTTGTTGGTTCGGATGTGTTCTCCGTTGTCGAATAGGTGTCCGATTGTTGCGTTGGCGATCCACATGGAGCATCGCATGGCGTATTGGCCTGAGAACTCACCTGCCGCGCGTGACGGGAGGAACGTGTTGACGTCTAGGGTTTCTCCTGTTTTCTGCGAGTGGACGGTGATTCCGGCGGTATCCCAGTTGAGGATGGCGATGCCGCCGTTGTCCATGTGGCGCTTGATGTCCTGTAGGGCTTTGTGCCGTTCTTCTTGGTATTGGGCTTCGAGTTCGGCGAGGTCGTCTAGTAGCCGCATGGTTTGGCGTGTCCTTCCTTGGTCCGTGTGTGGCGTTTACTGGGCGATAGCCTCACGGCCGGTGATTTCCTCTAGCACGATGGCCTTTGTGGTCTCCCAGCCGCCGGGTACCTTACGGAGAGCATTCAGCGGGGCGGCGATACGCCATAGGCGGAAGTCGCCGAGCATCTCCTGCAGGTCCATGGCTTCCCCACAAGAGGCGGCCAGACGCGCGGGAAGCAGCTTCTCCGGGAGCTCCTCCTTGACGGGGAGGGGCCCGTCTCCCCGGGGGGTGGCCAGGAAAAGCCGGGCCTGCCCGCACAGGACAGGAACCAGTGCGCCCCGGAGCCCAACCTCCAACTCGGAGGCGCCCCGGGGTACTCGTACCCAGTGGGCTATGGTGATCCGCGCCCCAGTCCGAGCCCGCACTATGCCGGGCGCGGTGGTCTCCACGTGGCCGGACGCCACGGTCAACTCCCCGCCCTCGTGCTTGACGTTGTCGCACTCGCCGCACCAGAGGATGCCGCCGTCGAGGATGCGGTAGCCGTCGCTGCCGGGGCTGCTGAGGATGCGGTCAGCGTCGTCCATGCCCTCGACCCTGATGCCGCCCATGGGCGTGAGCAAAGTATCGTTACCGGCCACACTTACGGGCGTGAGACTGGCAAGACGGCCGGAGATGGCGGTGAGCTTCTGGGTGATGGTGTTCATTTCCATAGTGGCCTCGCTGGTGCTTGGTTGGGGTTGTTGTATGCGAGGCGCACCCACATCTCGTAGACGGGGTGCACCGGGTTGTCCGGGTCATCGGGGACGGAGGCGACGTGCTTTCCGTCGTTGCTGGTGAGGATGACGAGCCAGCCAGGGCCGTCATGCCACTCTGTGGTGAGGAAGGTGTGGCGGCTGTGGCGGCCGGTGATGCGCCATCCCCTGGTGGTGTGGGTGGCGTGTAGTCCTCGGATGAACCTGCAGAGTTCGTCTGCGTGGTAGGCGGCGAGCTTGCTGCCGTAGGTGGGGCTTCTATCGTCCATGTGTGGTCCTAGCTGCTGTGGTGTTGGCGAAGGGGGCGCCCCCGCCCACCGGGGCTGTCCAGTGGGCGGGGGCGGTGTGGTGTGCGGTCAGTTGCGGCTCCAGCGGCGGTAGATGCCCACACCCATGACGGTGCAAACAAGGGCGACGCCGGCGAGCGCCCAGGACATGATGCCCGTGTGGGCGAGCTCAGGGGTGCCAGCGGGCGCCGGGGAGGCCTCGGCACGCGAGTAGGTGCTGTAGGTGCCGTCCGCGTGGTTGTGGACAATGTCCCCACTGCCGTCGTCCCAGACGCAATCGCTGGGGCCCTCACTGGCGTCCTCTACGGTGCAGGCGGGGGTGCCGGCCGGGATGCCGTCCTCCGGAACCTCCACGGCTTCCTCGTCGGCGTCCTCCTGGTCGTCCTGAGCGGGCTCAGTGGCGTCGTCCTGGCCCTGGAGCCAGGCGGGCACGGGAGCCCCGCCCTCGGCGTCCTCCTGAGCGTCGTCTGCGTCTTCGCGGGCCTCAGGCAGCACGGTCTCAGTGACCGCATCCACCTCGCCGCTAGCCGGGGCCGCCTCCGCCTCGTCACTGTCATCGTAGGCGGCCTGCGGAGGCACCACCATGATGCGCCCATCAGGCAGGATGTAGGCGGTCGTGCCATCAGGGGAGGTGGAGACCACGGACTGCGCTACCTCGCTCCAGCAAGGATCACCCACCGGGGTGGCGGGGCCGCATGCGGGGAGCAGATCGCGGGCGGTACGGCCGCCAGGGCCAGGCTCCGTTGAGGCGCGGCCCCCGTCCCATACGCCGTCGAGGTCCTTAGCCCAGTCGGGCCGGTCCTCCGGCGCCATCGGCGGCGGCGTGTACCCACAGTCCGTGTCCTCGGGCAGGCTGCCCTCGGCGACCTGCTGTACGCACTCCTCTGCGGGGGTAAGGTCATGGCTCTCCTCGGCGGCGAGGGCGGGGGCCGCGGTGAGGGCGGAGACGGCGAGCAGGATGCCCGATCCGGCGCCCATGAGCTTCTCGGTAGTGGTGAACATTGGTGGTTTCCTCTCTGTGTGTCCTGCCGCGGTATGCGGCAGGTCGCGCCCCGGGCCGGAGTCGAACCGGCCCTACGACCTTCGGGGCTGCTGTGGGTCAGCAGTAGCTCCAACCCACGCGGCGATAGTGGGGCATCCACACGGGACGCCTAAACATGCTGGGGCTCAGAAACATTGGGCGGTCACCTCCTCTCGTCCTCATCCCATCGCGGGTCGTGGGAGTACAGGGAAGCGGCGGCGGCTGCACCGAAGCTGCAGATGGCGGCCCCGGCGGGCACCCACCAGTGGGCGTAGTCGCCGGTGTACAGGATCTCCGCCGTGGTGATTGTTGTGGCGCCGGCGAACAGGGTGGTGATGGTGGCCCACCAATCGAACTTAGTCATCGCATCCTCCTGCGGTCGTCCGCCCAGTAGGCGGCGAGCGCGGCTACTCCGGTGAGTACTGTCGCCCAGGCGAGCGGGTACGTGCCGGTGGCGACGATCAGGAGTGTGCCGGCGATCGTTGTGCCGGCGAGTAGGTCTCCGAGGTGTTTCATGCGAGGGCCTCCATGTGGCGGTCGAGGCGGCCGGTCTCTGCGAGCATCTCGAGGTCGCCGAGGACCCCGGACTCGACGGCCCAGTTGGTGCCCTGCGACCAGTGGAGGGCGAGATCGAATGGATCTATGCGGGACTTTGCGGCTTGGATGAGGACGGTGAGAGTGGCGGATTGGAGGATCGTGACTGGCATGGTGTGCTCCTCTCTCTTGGTGTGGTCATGCGTGTCGTGGCCGGGGCGGGAGTTGCACCCGCGCGTTCACTCTGGTCCGGCCTATCTGTTGGCTCATCTCTGTTGAGTTTTCAAGCTGCATGTGCGGCCCGTGCCGTCGGGGTTCTGTCCGTTCCTCTCTTGTCGGTGCCGCTGTGAAGTTATGGCTACATGTTAGCCACGCCCGACACCCCCACGTCAAGCCCAACTTACGTGGCGCTCGTCACGCATCAATCCAGCCCAACCCATAACCAACCCAACACCCAACCCAGCTCCTACCGCACGCACACACACGCGCACGCGCGAGGGCCACCAGAGCCAATCTGAGCGCCTCAAACCCCCACCCCCGTACCCACACCTAGGGGCACCCCCAAAAGGCCCTCAGACAGCCTCCCAGCGCCCCTCAGAGGGTCATCCGCACCCGACCCACCCAGCCGCCACCCCCTGAAGCGAAGCCTCAGGCACCCACACGCGAGACCCTCAAACACTCAACAACCCAACCTTCAACCAATAGGGCAAAAAAAGAGGGCCACCCCCGCAACGGGGGCAGCCCTCCAGAACCTCAAGCCTTCAGCAGCTCAGCCGCCTCATCAGCACTGATCGACTCCCAGCCACGCCAAGGCACGTGCCGGAACCACGCACCCATGGAGCGACGGCAAGACAGGTTCACACCCGCCTCAGTCCGCATCACCCACTGATCGAGGTCCCCCTCACAGAGCTCCCACACAGGGCAGGCCGTCCGGGCGAGAGAGAGGAGAGCGTCAGTGTTCATGGTGGATTCCTTCCAGGTAGGGGATGAATGGATGGAGTTGTGCCCCCACCATAAGCAGCCCGACTTTCCCGCCAAACCACGCCGATCCCACAACCGACGACCAGTCGATCAACCCACTTTCCCGACCCAGGGTCGAGGAAAAATCCCAGCATACGAACAGACCAACCGTCGAAAAACGAAAAGACCGGACAAACGCCTAGGACTTAGGTCCCACACAACATCAGACAACCCCAACCTTCCCCCACAACCCCAACCCACATGAAACCCATCACACTGCTACAAACACACCCCAACACCCAAAACCCAGACGGGTCCCTGAACCATCAATCACCCACAGACACCAACCCAACACCAGACACCTGACACACAACAACACACGAACACAACCCAAACACCCAACACACACCAGACACCCAACACACACCCCCACACGAACACCACACACGTTCCACGTGAAACCACACACCCACCCACCACCACAATCCACAACCCCACCCACAGTTATCCACACCCCCACCCACCCCAACCCACAACCACACGCACAGATATTGTTCGGGTTGACGAATAAGAACAAAAG